TGATGCCATAAAACCACCTCTACCTCATAGTATCAAATTTTGTACAAAACGCAATCTCAACTTTTTAATGTATTGCATTTAATACTTTGCAAGCAAAGTATCCGTTCACTTCGTTCACTTAAATGCCCTGCCGGGGGCTAAAAAGGGTGGTTCAGAGAACCACCCATCACATGTTATATCAAATTCATTTTGCGTTTATACTGCTTTAAAAACCAGTCAAATGTTGGACAGTTATTCGGGTCTTTAATGCCCGGATGCTCAACCCAAAACTTATCTAAATAGGCTTTATAATCTTCGTATAACTCAGCTTTTAAATCCTCGTTTAAATCGTCAGTATAGGTATCAATAACCTTTTGTGTTTCTTCGTCATCGTACTTGTTATTCTTCATCACTAACGCTGATAAATACTTGATGCCGTCCGAATAATCAACGTCATAACTGCCGATGCTATTGAACTCATGGTGTAAAGTCAACTGTTCCCCATTGACTTTATCAGGTGACGCAATCTGATATGCTTCACTTTCTTCCATTCGTCCAATCTGTAAACGTCTCGTTTCGTAATCATCCGGCACACGGAAAACGACAACTTTCGCCATAATTCGACGAATAAACTGGTCCATTGCTTCGCTTCTGCCGTCCCCACCAATACCTTTGGTGTAGTAGAAAAAGTCAATCACATCTTTTTCACTGTTAATGATGATAGTACGGCACGCCATGCGCTTATTTTTGTACCTTGCTGAACCCATGTTAATTCTATCAGGGTCAAGCAATTTCAACCAATCCGAAGCCGTCAGAGCCATACCCCTCAAATCATCCATGACAAGTATCTCTTCACCCTGATACTCGTCAAATGGGTTACTACTAGCACACGTGCAGACTGTCCAAACCTCTCCGGTTTTGTCTTTCACATCTTTCTGAATACTTTTCACAAGCATTTCCGTAAACACTGATTTTCCAGAGTGCGGAGCACCAGTCACGAAAATAACGGACGTTTTGAACTCTCCGTTCTCCATTTTCTGCATGGTTCTGTAAATTTTATGCTGTCCGTAACTGTCAAAAGCATCTTCCATACGACGCTTATTTCTTGCATATATGCTGAAATAATCATCTGTAAGCATGACCTGTTGCTTCGTGACCTCACCTGTTAAAATCTTCTCTTCAAGCCAATCTGCGTCAATCCTAGCCTTTTCAACCTGAATCTTCGCACGACCCTTAAGCCAATCCTCATTGCGTTCATGTGCAATCTTCGTATAGCTTTCTCCACGTGCTGTATAGACCTCTGACGGCTCATACTGGTGTTTATCCGTGTATTTAATGTGAATCAGGTACGACAGCATATTATCATATGCAAAACGACCACGACCCGGCTTTTCGATGAACTGCGGTTCAAGTCCTACTGCATTCGCAATCTTAGCAACTACACCGCCCTTGCCCTTTTCAAACTTCACAATGACATGAACATGATGAGTCTTATATGCAATTACCTCTTGCATTTCAATCTCATCCCACTCCGTAACCGTATCTTTGTCATGGATAATGCCATATGCTTCCACAACGACCATGCCAGCATCTTCCAGTTTCTTCACAACAAGATTTGTAATCTGCGTGACGTCATCGCTCTCAATAATCTTTGTTTCGTTGTCATCTAACTGCCAATACTCACCCTGTAAAGCTTGTGTTATCATACAAGCTGTTAAGTCTGCTTCTTTTCTTGCCATAATTACCGCTCCTTTTGGAATATTTATATTAAAAATAGGGATATTTAAAACAATATCGGGGATATTTAATTTATTATCTAGGGATAATTATAAATTATCATTTTCCAAAAGTCAAGGGATTATTTGTTTAAATATTCCCCTATTATTCCCCAAATATTCCCCTATAATAATCCCCGATTTTAAGCGGTTTTTCGCTGATTTCAAATTTTGCAAAAAAACGCTGAAACCCGCTAACCGTCGGGCTTGCAGCCCGCCGGGGGCGACATTGACAAGCCCTGTCGCCCGCCCGTTGGGGATTATTTAGACCCTGTTTCTGAAATTTTTTTTTGATTTTACCAAAAACCCGGTTTTTCACAAAATTTTAAGCAAGAAAAAAGAGGGGCTACACCCCTCTCGAACCCCTCCGGGGTTCTCACTCCCTGTCTACCGCACTCCACGTAAACCCACCCTACCGGGTGGCTTCACGTTCCGTTTGGTTTACAGAAAAGCTATATCTCTAATTCATCATCTAAATCAAAGACGTTCTGTGACTGCTCATACAAATCGCAATACTTATCTTCCATCTTACGATGCTTCACAGTGTCACGCTTGTCATTGCTCAATGACAAATACATATCCATGTAACTATCGCGTGCCTTTGTCAACTCGTCCTCTAATTGCTTTATATGAGCTTCATATTTGCCCTGTAAAGCCGTTTTAAGCTCTTCCTTGTACTTTTCCTCATATTCGTCTTTAATCTGCTGTTTAAGCCGTTTCTTGTACTTGAGTTCAAGCGTTGGCTTCTCCTTTTCGATTTCGGCTTTGACCTCATCACGCATCTTCTGGCGCTCGCTCTCATTCTTAAGATACTCAACAGTATCTTTTGACTTCCGCTGCGTGCCATCCATGAAATCAACACCATAATCATGCTGCATCATGGCATGAATTTCTTTGTTAAGTTTAATCATATTCTTACGTGATGAAAACTCCTTACCGTTAAAACGTCCGTTTTCATCCGTACATAAAGCATACACATGCATGTGACGCAATGACTGTCTTTTCTTTCCTGTCTTTGCGTCCTTATATTCGTGTGTTTCATCAACGTGTATATAAGAATTTATATAATTTCCTATACCTTTTTCATCAATAATTATATTGGCTATTTTGACACAACAGTCTTGTAAATCATCGTCAGAAATGCCGTCAGGTATTGGAATACATAAACCAAAACCGATAACTCTATCCTTACGCTTATTCTGATTCTCTAAACTATCATAACGAGCCATGTATGTATCTAACCCTTTGCACGCATTAGCATAGTTTGCACCCTGTTCATTTAAGTGTGTTTTGCTTTTATCTATATGCTTATTGCTGTGCTCATGCTCCAGCCTTTTATCTTTATCACAATGCCACAAACAAGCTTTCATTTGTCGTACACTTTTTATCTTTTTAAAACTTACTGATGCCATAAAACCACCTCTACCTCATAGTATCAAATTTTGTACAAAACGCAATCTCAACTTTTTAATGTATTGCATTTAATACTTTGCAAGC